TAGATCAGCAACGTCGAACGTTGTCGCCGACGACAAGTCTACCTCCAAAGCAGGATCATCCCAACGCACATATGACCCTTCTGCAGAATAGTTATCGATCGACACACCCAACGTGGTCGTCGACTTCAACGCATCCGTCTGGCCACCAGCCGTCATCGACACATTCCGGTCGATCCCGTCGACCTCAATCGTACCAGAAATCGGCAACGACGGAGCCGTACCACGCTGCTGCCACGGCAGCGCCGAGGTGAAATAATCTTTCGCCCAGGCGCGCCGCGCAATTGTGCTCGTCGTCAACGTCCGCTCTGCGATAGACGTCTGATCCCGGTAGTACTCGTTATAGATCAGGTTATAAGCATTCACCGGAAACTGAACCGGCAAAACACCGACCGCGTTCACACCAACCGGGAACCCCAGGTAGTCCATCAGACCGTTGCCGCCAGGCGAACCCGACATCGTCGGCATCGTCGGCGCTTCCGTGCCATCCGCACCACCGGTGATGAAACTTTCCCAATCGTTCCACAGCAGCCGATACGGCACGAAAAAGTAGTGCACGTACGCATCCACCTTGTGAAGCATCGGACTGGTCAACGGCATGAACCGAATCACCAGATCAAGACCGACTGACATCACATCACCCGGAACACACTCACGAACCATCACCGGATACAGGAGACCCATATCTCCCGTCGTAAGATGTGTGTACGACAGATCGAACACCGACCGTGGAGGCCGAGCTCCGCCGACAGACTCAAACGTTTTATTCATTCATCACCTCCTCGTCTTCGCCTTCCGCGTCGAACGCGACTTCTACCGCCGGAATCTCACCAACCACGAGGTTCGTCTCGTGATTGATCTCGCCGACACGCAGCAGAGCCTGCTCGTGCGCATACCGCTGATTTTCCATCGCGTTTTCGAACTGCCGCCGAGCGATCCCGTCGTTTTTCGCCTCGAAAATCGGACCGGATTCCATCGCAACACGATCATAGATTACATACAATTTACGCTTCATAATCTCGTTCCCTCAGGGCACCCTTACCCTTTAGATTCCTCTCCGTTTGCTGACGATGGGCCTGGACGGCCTTCCATTGCCTTTCACCGTTCAAATCACCGTCTCCATACTTTTCCTCGTACCACGAGGCTATTTCAGCCTTTCGCTCTTCTGACCACCGCTGCAAGTTGGCAGTCGGAACACCAAGAATCTTCTGGTAGTACTTCGGCAAGCCCACTGGCTTGCCCATCACTGTATCACCTCCATGAATCATCAACCGCTCGAAGTTCTCGAGCGCATACCGCTTGCCAAGCCCTTTCGACATCAGCGAAAAAGGCCGCGCGCGTCCCATCAACGCCGGCGTAAACAACGCCTTTTCGATGTAGCCGGCGATATACCGCGCGCTTGCAGCGTTGAGCGAATCCACATGCACAAAGCCGTGCGGCCAACTAGAAACCAGCACTTCACAGTCGCCTTCGCTTTCACGGGGGGCTCCGCCCCCCCTTTCCCCCCGGTTACAAGACGGGCATCGCCCACAAGGGGCGAGCCCGAAGATAGCTGCATGATAATGCGGCCGACCGTACCGCTCTCCGTATTCACCACACGCATAGTACTTGATCCGTCGCGCACCCAGACGCTTTCTCACTCGTTTGAAGAATCGCTGAAGCTCCTCTTTTTCGAGATCGTCATTGTCTGGTAGCGACTCATCATCGTACGTAAGCGTGATGAACAGACTATCCGCATGGTAGGCCGCTTCATGCACCATCCGGGCGCCCCATTCGGTCGCCCTCTGCCTCCGGCAGGACTCACATTTTCCGCACGGCACGTGCAGCTCATAATCCTTCAACCAAATCGGCCTAGTACACCTCATCCGAGGTAGGTAGGGATGTCATTCCCTACAACCGGTATCCACCGCGGCTGATATACACACTCCGGATCCGCTTTTTTTTCCTACCGGATCCGCGCCGCCTACTCTTCCGAAACCCTCTTCCCTTCACTTTGGAACTCCTTTCACCGAAATCTGCTTCACCCCGTCAGGGATGAAATCCACCGAACGATCGACCAGCACACGACCGGCGTACGAAACACGCAAGGTCAACACGTCGCCAACTACCACGACGTTCACTTCCAGCGGCGACAAGAACACCTTGATCAACTTCCACATCATTTCGCCATCCTCATCAAGCCCAGTATCAACTGGAGCGTCTGACTGATTGCGCTTGAACCTCCGGGAACCTTCCCGTACAGATCCGCCTCAGCTGAACGGATCTTGTTCAAAAACTGCTCTTTCTCGAACTCGAGCTCCTGCCTCGAGTCTATTCCACGAGACTGGAGGAACTTGCGATACCGCATCCATTCCTCAGCCTCTACTTGCTCACGATCCGCCTGATACCTGGCCGACCGCAGCCGCTCCGCGGACATCAGAATACGGTCGTCATGCGTCCTCGCCGTATACATCGCATCGAAGCTCTTTTCTCGCGCCTGATGCTTTGTCAACTCACCCTGCTGGACCAGCAACGCCGTCTGCGCAACCGACTGCGCAATGTTCGCAAAACCAGCCAGGGCACCCATCGAAGCCTGAATACCTGCCGTACCGCGCTGCGCTACATCACGCTGCGGTGTCGTGCGCGACACGACCGGCCCAGCCTGGGCGCCACCACCTGCTGCAAGAACTGGTGAGAGACCGGCGGCCCGAAGGTCAGCAACTCGCCGTTGTACCGACGAATCTTCACGGTCAAACATCCTCTGCTGCAGTCCTCGCTCGTACCGCTGCTCTTCGGCCATGAATCCGAGATTTTCATCGAACGCCTCTCTTTGCCAATCCAGATTGTCTTGTTCAATCTCGATCATCCGACCTGATTGAATCAAACCTCCGATCGTACCGATGAGATTACCAGCTGCCTGCCCGGCACTGGCAACAGCCGCGTAATCAATCGCCATTTTAACCTCCTAAAAAGGGACCACCCTCTCCGGGTGGTCCCTCAGACACCAAATGGTGTCAATGGGACATATCTTGTCAAGTACCGATATGTCCCACTTCCTCCTCATGGCTGGCCAAATCGCCAGCCATGCACAGCAAACGAAGCACTTCGCCCAGAGCCTCGTGCTTCTCCCTCTCTTTCTCAATCATCATCAGCATCCGCGTTATCTTGAACGCGCTCACCACCTGACTCCGTTCCCTTTTCGTCATCGTCTCCACCTCCATCGGTTTGAGACGATTTTACACGCTTTTTGCGCTCGATGTCAAGCTGTTTTTCGCGCATTTTTACACCGAGCTCATGTAGCTGCATCGCAGCATCCGCCTTGTCCATAATCTGGACCGGCGGATCATCCAGCGACGGCTCTTCGCCCCGCTGGAAATCGAACGCTTCCTTGCGCCACTGCGCAAGGCGCTCCCCGGCGCGAATCATCCGCGCCACCTGCAGTCCGGGCGGGATCCAACCGGACTGCTCCGTCTGAGTCACCTCAAACGGACCTTCGAACTGCGGCCGCGCCTCTCGCGGCCGCCTCGTATACTGAGTAAGAATCTCCATACTCACCTCCTAGTGATCTATCAGCCCAGGATCGCTATGCCTGGGCATCGGTCTCGCGGCAACTATCCGGTTACCTATATGCATCACCATCTGCGGTTCGCCCGGAACCGCAAACGCCGGATCATCACGTGGCGTACACTCCAGGAACGTCTGCCCGAGGGTCGGCAACGAACTGAACTGCCGGGACAAATGCCACCCGTCGAACGACGGACTCGCCGAACCGCGCATGCCGCCGGTCACAATCGACTTCGCCGACCTCATCTCAGCGTACCTTTCCTGATACCCGAAAACACCCTGGTTCGCCGTTGCATCTCCTGTCGTCACCCACACTTCGCCATTATACACAGGCTGCTCCGACAGGTGCGCAAACTCTGGAAAATAGAAATCGTACCTGGTCGCCTTGATCCACTGCCGATCTACACCATCTTCGTAGATAGCATCCGGCATCACCGACAGGATACCCATGATCAGACCGAACTCCTGGCACCGATACTTGCCGATCTTCGTACGACCGGCAGTAATGCCGTGACCGGCAAGGTTTCCCTGGGGAGTAGTACCCGTCTCCGAAGTCTGCAAAACCTCCGAAACAATGATAGGCATCCGAGCACCGCCGAAATACTCCGGACGCTGGAGCCTATCATCACGCGGCGCAACGTTGAAATGCGCCTGAAGAAACTCGGTATACCGAGCTCCAGCCCGAGCGTTACGCTCCAAGAACTTCTGTATCTGAAACGCAAGCCGTAGATCAGCAACGTCGAACGTTGTCGCCGACGACAAGTCTACCTCCAAAGCAGGATCATCCCAACGCACATATGACCCTGC